TTTACAAGATGGCAACGCTGTTACTCAATTTCAAACAAGTTGCCCGGCAGGTGATGTTTTTGCTTTCAATATTCCGGAAGATGGAATCTTATTCAAAGATGGCATGACTACATCAGCTATTGGTGCGGATGTTTCAGCAACTGTGCTTATAGACAAGTAGGAGGTCTAAATGGCCACTTCAGGTACAGCAAAATTTGAAAAAGGTTTTACGATTGCAGATATCGTTGAAGAAGCTTATGAGAGAATAGGCATCAAAGGTGTATCTGGCTATCAGTTAAAGTCTGCTAGACGTTCTTTAAATATTTTGTTTCAAGAGTGGGCGAATAGAGGACTTCATTATTGGGAAGTTCGAAATAACGATATCACATTGGTAAGTGGTCAAAAAACTTATACCATGTTTAGAGATTCAACGGACGGAACATCTGATGCGACTGCTGTGTATGGAGTCGATGATGTATTAGAAGCATCTTATCGAAATTCAAATATTGATACGCCTTTAACTAAAATTAACCGTTCTGCTTATCAAGCGCTTTCAAACAAATCGTCTACCGGTCAACCGACTCAATATTTTGTAGAACGATTTATTGATAAAATTACTATCACTTTATATTTAACTCCTGGCTCAAGTGAAGCAGGTAAAACTATTAATTATTATTACACAAAAAGAATTGAAGATGCAGGATCATATACTAATGATGCAGATGTACCTTACCGATTTGTACCATGTATGTTAGCAGGTCTTGCATATTATCTAGCTCAAAAAGATGCACCTCAAAGAATTCAAGAATTAAAATTATTATATGAAGATGAATTACAAAGAGCATTAGAAGAAGATGGTTCTTCATCTAGTTCTTACATAACTCCTAAAACGTATTATCCAAATGTCTAATTTATCTAGAGGAAAATATGCAAAAGCAATATCGGATAGATCTGGTATGGAATTTCCTTACAAAGAAATGGTGACTGAATGGAACGGAGCCTTTGTCCATGTTTCAGAGTTCGAGCCTAAGCATCCACAGTTAGAGCCAAAACCTCATACAGCTGATGCACAAGGTTTACCACAAGCACGACCTGCAAGAACGGAACCTGCTACACAGAATATGTTACCCGGAAATCCTTTTGCAATTACATCTGGAGATCAAACAATTACGGTATCGGAACCAAAGCATGGAAGATCAGTTTCAGATATTGTTAGATTTAGAAATGTAAATGGAAGTCCTGGAGGCCTTGCGTATACAGTATTTGAAAATGCGTCAGGATTTAGTATAACGACAGTAACAACAAACACCTATACTTTTGAATTGGGTAGTACCCCAACAGAAAGTGGAAATTTCGGAGGATCAACCGTAACAGCTGGACCTGTTACGATTACACCATAATGGCATATACTTTAACAAATTTACAAGATGATATTAGAAACTACACAGAAGTAGATAGCTCTGTTTTATCTGACACAATTCTTACCACAATCATTAAAAACGCTGAAAACAAAATTTATAGAGAGGTAGATTCTGATGACAACCGATTTTACGCAACATCAAACTTAGCGACTGGAAACAGGTATGTTACAATTCCGTCAGACCTAAGATTTATTCGATATGCACAATTAACCGATACGAATGTGACTCCAAATGTTCAAACATTTTTAGAAAAAAGAGATACAAGTTTTATGGCTGAGTATTATAATACTCCAGGCACTCAATCAGGAATTCCAAAATATTATGCTAACTGGGATGCTAATTTCTGGGTTGTGGCTCCCACACCAGATTCTACGTATTTAATTACTTTAGCATATACAAAACAACCTAATACAATTACCTCAGGCTCTGCAGCTACATCTGGAACTTATGTGAGTAATAAATATCAAGATTTACTTCTGTATGCTTGTTTGGTAGAAGCATATGGCTACTTGAAAGGCCCTGTAGATATGTTACAATACTATACACAAGCCTATGATCGAGCAATGGCTTCGTACTCTATCGAACAGCAAGGTAGAAGACGCCGAGACGAATATGAAGATGGTGTTATTCGTACTCCAGCAAAATCTGAATCACCATCATAAACTTAAGGAGAAAAATAAATGGCTAATATCGTACCAGATTCATTTAAAACAGACCTTTTAAAAGGAACGTTTAATTTTGATTCATCAGGTGGCGACACTTTTAAGTTAGCACTCTACACAGACATTTCTGGTTTTAGTACTTCTACAACTGCTTATACAACGACTAATGAAGTTTCATCTTCAGGAACAGGTTACACAGCAGCTGGAAATACTTTAACAAATAACGGTGTGTCAGTAGGAAGTAACATTGCTTTTGTTGACTTTGCAGATTTAACTTTTTCATCTGTAACTTTAACAGCAGACAGTGCGTTAATTTATAAAAGTAGTGCTGGTAATGAAGCAGTATTAGTTCTTGATTTCGGCGGCGACAAAACTGCAACAAACGGAGATTTCGTTATTCAGTTCCCGACTGCTGATTCAACTAATGCTATCATTAGACTTGGCGACGCGTAATAGTTAGGAGATAACATGGCTTTTGCGTTAAATGATAGAGTTAAAGAGACAAGTGTATCGACTGGAACTGGAACTATAAATTTATCTGGAGCCGAAACAGGTTTCGAAAGTTTTGTTTCTGGTGTTGGTGATGGCAATAAAACTTTTTATGCAATCATTCACGACGGTACAACTGAATTTGAAGTTGGTATCGGTACAGTAACCGATGCTGCTACAGATACGCTATCGCGCGACACGGTCATTTCTTCATCAAACTCTGATGCCTTAGTTGATTTTACAGTTGGAACTAAAACAGTTATTTGTACATATCCTGCATCCAAAGCACCATCAGCAGGTATGGATGCAACAACTTATGTCACAACTCACAACTCAGATATTTCTGATGATCAAACCATTGACTCAGGAGTCTTAGCAGGTCCAGTAGCCATTTCTGGAACGTTAACGGTAACAGGTGTATTGGTGGTAATGTAATGAGTACAATAGAAGTAAATAAAATCATACCTCAATCTGGAACCGATGTACAAGTTGGCGAAGCAGGTGATACTGTTACACTTCCAGCAGGTTCAGTTGGTAACGCAGATTTAGCAAATGATTCAATTACCATTGATGGTACTTCCGTTGCATTAGGTGGAAGCATCACGTTATTTGGTAACGCTCCAACATTCACAAACATAACTCCGAGTACTATTACAAACGCTCAAACATCCGTAACGATTACAGGAACAAATTTTGCATCAGGGATTCATGTCGAAGCAATTTCTACAACAGGTGTAATCATACAAGCAGACACGGTCACCTTTACAAACTCAACTACCATTTCAGCAAACTTTACCATTACAACGGATGGAACTTATTTTATTAGATTAGAAAACACAGATGGATTAGCGGTAAGATCAACCACAGCAGTCTTGACCGTATCCGATGCTCCAACTTGGACAACTGCCGCAGGATCATTAGGTAATGTAGATCAAGGACAAGCAGGTTCATTTACTGTGGCAGCAACATCAGATTCAGCAATTACATATTCAAAAACAACAGGATCTTTTCCTTCTGGCTTAACTTTAAATAGTTCAACTGGAGTCATTTCTGGTACAGAATCTGGATCAGATTCGGCAAACACGACCTACAACTTTACTTTACGAGCAACCGATGCCGAGTCACAAACGGCAGACAGAAGCTTTTCAATTCAAGTGATTGTTGGTATAAACAACGCAATGGGATTTAACTAATGGCTAGTACATATTTAACAAGAACAGTTGAAACTGCTACAAATAATAAAAAAGCTACTTTTAGTTTTTGGATTAAAAGAGGATCACTTACAAATAGACAAATGTTTGTCAGAATTATTGATCCATCTTCAACTGCATCTTATTCTTATATACAATTTGATGGAACATCTGACCAACTTACTTATGATGATTTTGATGGTTCATCAACAAGAATAACTAGAAGAACAAATCAAGTTTTTAGAGATATATCTTCATGGTATCATATAGTAATTTCAGTAGATACAACACAAGCAACAGGTTCTGATAGAGCAAAAGTATATGTAAATGGAGAACAAGTTACAAGTTTTGCTAGTACAAGTGATGCTACACAAGATTATGTTTTAACAGGACAAACAAGTGGGAAAACTTTTTACATTGGTGCTGCTGGAGATATACCTTCTTTTTATTTTGATGGCTCAATGGCACACTTCCACTTCATAGACGGCACAGCTTATGACGCAGACGATTTTGGTGAAACAGATTCAACAACAGGTGAATGGAAACCAAAAACAAGTCCATCAGTCACGTACGGTACAAATGGGTTCTTTTTAAAATTTGAAAACGCATCAAGTTTTGGTGAAGACTCATCTGGTAATGACAATGACTTTACATCAAATGGATCACCAACACAGCTTGTAGATACACCTACAAATGTTTTGGCTACATTTAATCCTTTGGATAAAGCAACAAGTGTTACATTATCTAATTGTAATACAAAAGCCGTATGTGCAACAGCAAACACAAGATCGGTAAATTCAACTTTAGCGGTTTCAAAAGGAAAGTGGTATGCAGAAATAGAATTTGATGCTGGTACTGCTGGAGTAATTGGTGTTATTTCAACTAAATTTAGTGCAATAAGAAACTACACGACAAAAGCACATCAATATTCAGGTAGTGGGGGTGGAGTATTTTATCTGCAAGGAAATCAAATATATGTAGATGGTGTAGATACAAGTGATGCGGATAATTCTTATACTACTGGAGATATAATTGGTATAGCACTTAATTTAGATGATGATGAGATTACTTTCTACAAAAATGGAACATCACAGGCAACAATTACATCTAAAACTTTTGATGATGATGGATATTATTTTGCCGTTACCCACGCATCAGGTTCAGGTAGTTCTACTTATTTAGCAAACTTCGGTAACGGCTATTTCGGAACCACAGCAGTAACATCAGGAAACCAGGACGATGCAGGGTATGGAACATTTGAATATGAAGTTCCATCAGGGTATTATACTTTAAACACTAGAAACATTAACACGTATGGATAGGAATTATTATGGCATATAGTACAATTAACAAACCTTCAGATTATTTTAATACTATTACCTACACAGGAGATGATGTAGATGGAAGAACTATAACAGGAGTTGGTTTTCAATCTGATTTTAGTTGGGTGAAAGCTAGGAGTAGTGGGTTTTCACATTACATTATTGATGCTATTAGATACGATAGTGGTGCATCTAAATATTTAAAATTAAATTCTGCTTCAACTGCCGCAGATGAAACACCTAGTGCTGCTGGTTGGATTTCTGAATTAAATTCAGATGGTTATGTATGTAAAAACGGATCATCAAATACAAATAACTGTAATGAAAATGGAGTTACATATGTAGCATGGAACTGGTTAGGTGCAAATGGAACTGCATCAAACACAGATGGAAGTATTACATCAACAGTTTCAGCTAACACAACAGCAGGTTTTTCTATTGTTTCTTATACAGGTACAGGAGCAACAGCAACTTTTGGACATGGGTTAGGTGCAGTTCCTAAAATGGTTATTATTAAAGATAGAGACGCAACAAAAAATTGGACTATTTATCATAACGCAATGGGTAATGATAGAAGCATATTTTTAAATCTTAATAATGCACAAAGTGCTTCAACTGACCATTGGCAAAATACAACACCGACCAGTTCAGTTGTTAGTATTGGTGATTATAGCCACATTAACACTTCTGGAAATGACTACATAGCCTACTGCTTCGCAGAGAAAAAAGGCTATTCTAAGTTTGGTAGTTACACAGGTAATGGTTCAGCTGATGGTACATTTATCTATACTGGGTTTAAACCAGCTTTTGTTATGATTAAAAAAACTGATACTACAAATGATTGGGGTATTACAGATAATAAAAGAAGTCCAATTAATTTAACTTCAACAATATTATTAGCTAATGATAACGGTGTTGGATATTCAACAGACTCTATTGGTTATGATTTTTTATCTAATGGATTTAAAATGAGAAATACGGATTCTATTGATAATACTTCTGGTGGAACATACATCTACATGGCATTTGCAGAAAGGAGTCTAGTTGGAACTAATGGTGTTCCAGCATTAGCGAGATAATGAGTGAAGTAAAAGTAGATAAACTAAGCCCGAGACTCGGCACAACATTAACACTAGGAGATTCAGGTGACACGATTACTTTGCCAAGTGGTGTTACTTTCAGTTTGCCTTCTGGCACGATCTCTAATGCTGATCTTGCT